CTTCTAATTGACCAACTATATCGAACTTAAGTTGTTCTACATCTGTAATAGGAGTATGTAAAACTCTAGATGTGTCTATACCATAGTTTTTAAAATATTCTTGAGGTGAACCAAATTCTGAATCATAAAATAATAATACAGATTCAGGATATTTTTTCAAATAAGCCGAAGCCATTATTAAACCAAATGAAGTTTTAAAATGTTTAGATGCTCCGGCAAGAACTGTTAGACCTGGAGCTAAACCTCCATCAATTGAACCCGATAATGCTACGTTTATCATAGGCACATCTGTAGGAATCATGTCTTTTTCGTTGAAGAATTTCGATTCTGAAAGTATTTCAGTTTCTTTAATTTTGCTGTTCTTCTTCAGCTTATCCATTATTGACATATAAATCTCCTTATATCATGATATAATTATATCATAAATTCATCTAATTGTAAACTATTAATTTTATAATTCATTGTCTGCGACTTATTATCTTGCAATATAAAATCAGTGTCATACAAATTATTATCTAATCTTCCATCACAAAATTTAATAACACTTTCGGCCATATCTTGTGCAGTTGTTACAGGCACGTTTTGACATATATGATTAAGATTTTTAAGTCCACCTTGTAACATAAAATTATCTGGTAATTTCATAATAGACAAACATTCTCTAATAGTCAAATACCTATCTTCATCAGGATGTGTTAACGAAGTTGGCATATGACCAACAAATGCTCCAATATAATCTTTTGGTATTTCAGTAGTTTTACGCATTATATTACCACCTGATGCTAATTTATCATGCATACGAATACATTTACCAGCCTCATTTTCATAACCGTGTTTAGTCATCCACTTACTAACAGTGCGATATTTTATACCAGCTCTTTCTATTTCTTCTAAAGGATTAGTACTACGTTCTATCTTTTCTTGAAATTCTGAGTGTGTTATTCCACCTTCTATTTCTTCTAATACGTACTTATAAAAAGGATTATCTGTAGGAACTTTACTATTTGTTGAAACATTCATAGGATCATTTTTTTCAAGTTTAGTATTTCTAATAGTATCTTCGATACGTTCATAATTTCTACGAATATATGGCAATTGTGGAACTTTATTTCCTTTCCAAAAAAAATAAAATGTTCTATCTCGTACCTGACTTAATCCATGCAATATAGATTTTGTTTTGTATATAGAAAAAGTGTAACCATTGTCTTTACCAATTTTTCTAAGATTCTTAACAATAGGTTCACCCATTTTACTTGCTAATCTTGGCGCGTTTTCACCCCAAAATACTTTAGGGTTTATATGTTCTAAGACATGTTTAGCTGTCGATATCATCCAATCATTATTGCTATTATTAGTACCGGCAGATGGAGAAAGGCTGCTTAATCCTGCGCATGGACATACAGTATTAACTGATTCAACAGTTGGTAAACTATTTGGCATATTGCCATCTAGATGATAATACGGAACTTTCTTATTATAGTACTCAACTAATTGATTATCATTTGCTTCAAACGGAGAATAACTCAATATATATTCTGGTTTTTTACCCGATGCAAATTGCATCGCTATTGTTTCTCCACCAATAAGTGGTACTATACTCGCAAAGCTCATATAAAAAACTCCTCTAATGTATTTACTTCTTCCTCACCATTCCAATGAGGATAAAACTCTCTACTTAAATGTATTGACTTTGGTTTTTCCATACATGCAAAATCAAGTTCACCAGTCCTATTTAATAATTTATCTGTCCAACGAATAATACCATATTTACTTTCGATATAATCATTAAATTTATTTCTTGCATCTGTTCTTTCTTGCCAAGTACCCCAGAATGGTTCACCCTTATAATATCCGGATTGAGGTAGCTTACGTGATTCATTTTCTATTGGCAATAATTCATATATTTTAGCATTTAATTCTTTTGCCTGTTCAATATATCTATCGGCTAATTCTTCTATATTAATATTTAGTCTACATATATGATGTCTTATATCAATATTACCAAAATATAATTCTATTTGATTAAAACTACCTTTAGGTATAAATGTTTTGATTCCTTCTTTTAAAGCTCCATTTAAAGTTTTAAATGGTATGCTATTAACTGTCCAACCTGGCCTGTACATACATATTGAATGAGAATCACCTATGACTAGTTTGTCAGTTTTATTTGGATAATCAACTACTTCAGCTTCATTATACATTCTTTCAAAATTATTTAAATCGACATTGGTCCATTCAGGTTGTACATCTTGCTTGGCTTTATCCAATTTGGTTTTTATCCATTCATGATATGGAGGAAAGTCAATGGCTATAGATTTTATTTTACCTTTGAACTTAGAAAAGTTTACGGTATTTTCTACATAAGGAAACCCATAAACACCACCAAACATGTTTAATCCACCACTAAAATCATTTCCATGATATACCCACATTGTATCATATTGATTATGATCTATAATCTCACCGCCAAAGTTAACATCACAATGACCATATTTTTGCTTTATCATATCTCCATACATAACACCTTGAGCTCCTCTATGAGAAGCTATTCTTTTTGCTACTGGAATAAATGGACAGTTTAGTATTGCTTTCATTGCATAAAACTTTCTAACGTATTTTGATCTTCAAGTACTGTAGCTCTTGATACCTGACGTTTTGCGCACATCTTAGCATCTTCTCTAATTTGTAAATATATACCAAACTGGCAAGATAAAACTTCAGTACCATAATATTTAAGAGTTTTTTGATCTTCTCTAAAAAGTTTTTTACCACCTGGCATATCAATGTTATATGCACCTGGATGGAAGTTAACATTTTCTGTAAGACCAATTTCATCACTATTTTCTCTTAAGAAGTAAATTGCTTCTGCATAATATTTTTTTGGCGCCTTTGGCCATATAAGTCCTATTGTATATACAGCACCTGGTCCTGGAGCTACAAATTTATCATCATGATAATATTTCATTTGAGGCAAAACACTAGTTGAGGCTGCACCATGAAATCCGTAATATTCTCCAATGCCTGGCAACTTTCTTAATATTTTATATGCTTCTCCAATATGACTAGCGGCAAAAAGTTCTTCATATGTTCCATTATCTCTAAATGATGCTACCCAATCAACTACATCAACTGGATGGAATAGTCTATTTGCATCATCATATTTTTCTCTGCAATAATTTCTTGATGCGGCTTGTATTGATGTATGAAGTTCTGTTGTACCCCATATTGGTTTTTTTAATTTCTTAGCATTATCTATATTATTTCTAAGATGCTGTAAATAATCTTTATCATTTTCAGCAAGTTTATCAAAATCTACAAAACAATCATTTGGATCATTAGATCCTGTAACCGCCATATGACAACCACGTGCTCCATAAAAGTGAGATATAATACCATTACCTAAAATACTAAAATCAGACATATTATGCTGAGCTATGACAGTACCAATATATCTCATTCTATCATCTAAGGTAATCGTAGGATGGAAGTACTCAACATTGCGACCAAGACCATGATCTAAGTTGCCATGTCTATTTAAGTTTTCATATTCCTCATCGATAAAACCATAATTGATACATGCTCGAGTATTAATCTTTTTTAAAAAATGATTAAAATCTTTCATTATGTTTTTATCGTAAGACCACCAATCATAGTTATACATGTTTATTCCTTTGGTACAAGTTCGTGTTTAACATGAACACAGTGAATATGCGGCATCATTTCATTTATTTTTTCAATTTGAATTTTATCATCATCATAATGAATTGCAATACGATAGCCAAGCTGTTCGAGATGAAATAGAGTCCAACCTTTGTGAAATCCAGATTGTTCTCTATTATTATAGTCTTCTCTTTTTTCATTCATGTATAAAGGATTAGTTATACCTTTTTTAAGAAGCATTTTTTTAGTTTCATCTTTGGTACAAATAGACCTACCAGTAATTATAATATCATCTGGTCCTGGTCTTAATCCATCATATTTTCCCATATATATAACACCATCAATATCATAAGAGTTTATAGCCTTTTGTGGAATCTTTTCCCATGAGTCAAAAGGTTCTCTACTCATAATCAGTTTCTCCAGCTTGAAAAGTGTATGGTAAACTTTTAGCTTTTGGCTTATTTACTTTCAATTGAGCTTCTGTCAATTTAGTAAGAGTACGTCTTGCTAAAGCATCGCATTCAAGCTTTGAATCAGATGTTGATAATTGAAGTGGTGGAGTTTTTTGAGTCCAAGCTGATGGTCCTCTAAGGTAACCAACGATGCTCATTTCAGATGCAACTTTACAAAACCTGATTGCAGATACCACAACACCACCAGAGTTTGGAGAATCCTGTACTGATAATCTAGCAGACATTTCATATCTAGCTCCACCAAAACCATAAGCGACAATATCAAAGTTAGCTATTTTATTATCGCTACCAACATATTGACCGCCCGGCTTTTGAAATACTGTAAGAGATGGACCA